TGACTCACGAGCTCGACGAAGCACTGGCCACGGCCACGATCGACGGGGGAGTGTGGTCGAGGTCCGAAGTCAGCCTGTACGACGTCCAGGCACTGGAGCAACACGGTGCTTTTCGCAGCGTGATCACTGTCTACTACCGCACCTAAAAAGGAATCGACATGAGCCGAAAAGGACCACGAGCTGGCATCGAGTGCAAGCTTTACTACCAGACTGCGGTCGCCGCGACGTTCAGTGTCACCACACCCACGCTCGTCACCGAAGTCCAGGACCTGAACATCACCTTGAACAAGACGAAGATCGACATCACCTCGCGAGCCAGCCTCTACAAGGCTGCGATTTCCGGGACCATCGAGGTCGGTCTGAATTTCTCGCTGCTTTACAACGCAGACCCAGACGATGCAATTTTCACCGCCATGCGGACCGCGTTCTTGAACAAAACCGTCTGGCACTGGGCGATCATGGACAACCTGATCGCGACTCCTGGCCCAGCCGGATCGCAGGGGCTCACGCTGCCCGGCGAGATCATGGAATTCCCCATCGATCAACCGCTTGAAGGGAACATGAAGATCGATGTCGCCGTTGCGTTGTCCCGAGTCAGGGTTGGGACTCCAGCCGTCCTGGTTGATCCAGCTTGGTTGATTGTCGCACCGTCGGCCTAGTCCGTTTGAATCACTGATCGTTCCACCCAAGCGGAGTCGGCCATGCCACTTCCACGAGTCCGCAAAGGCAACGAAGTAGCGATCGATTTCCTGGACCATGGGGAATCGTCGCAAGGGCCCTTAGAATTCACGGTTTACGGCCGTGTGATTTCACAGGACAAGAACAACATCGTGGTCGCTTCCTGGGTCTACTCGGATCCTGCGAAGCGATTTAAGCACGACGATTACAACGTCACCCAATTTACCATCGTTCGGGGTGCAATCCGAACGATCCGTTTTCTTCGATAACTCCAATCCCAACGAAGGCAACTCGACCATGCCCAGTTTCAAGGATTGCGAATCCCGCTCTTGGGATCTTCGCATTGATGTCGACGTCATCCGTCGCGTCCGAACTGTATTTTCGATCGATCTTGCCAGGGCACTGGCGGACCCCGAAACGATCGAACGGCTCACTTCCGACATCGTGTTGACGATCGATGTGATCTACGAAATCTGCCGACCCGTCGCTGAGAAAATCGGGGTCACTGCCGAGCTGTTCGGACGTTCACTCGCTGGCGATGCTCTCGGCCACGCCGTCACCGCATTTGAGGAAGCACTGGTGGAATTCCTCCCGGAGTCCAATCGCCGGGCCACCGCTCGGCGAATCCTCGAGGCAGGAAAGGCACTCCAGAATCAGACGGCACTTCGGATCACCAACGCCATGGACAAGGGGCTGCTGGAGATGGGGATCCAGGAGCAACTGACGAGTCTGGATCAGATGATCGAAAAAGCGATGCAGAAGAGCGCGCCGAGTACTGGCCAACCATCCTCCGACTAGCAGCAAGAATCGGGATCGAGCCAGGGCCCTACACACTGCGAGAGCTGATGTGGATGTCCGACGAGATCAACAAAGACCGCTGGGATCGCACAAGCGACCTGATGACCCTGTTAGCCAACATCCACAGCCCCAAGCGAGCTCGCCCATACAGACGCACTGATTTCCATCCCTACCGCACAGTCGACGAGAAGCCGAGCATCACCCGCTCGGAACTCCACCAACTGCGAGAGGGACTACCCGTCCACTACGTGACCCTGCCAGCAAAACCATGACGCTTAGCCAATTGATCACCTCTTTAACCGATTGGACGGCCAGGAGCCCAGAGAGCATCTACGCGGAATTGTCGGAGCCCTCAATCCAGTTTGTCGACCAGCAAGACTGGACCTGGAAGGGAATTGCCACTGTGATTGTCCCCGAGACAGGGCAACGATTTGGCGCGAGCGGTTGCAAGCTTCTGCAAGATGTTTTGCTTGCGACGGGTCAACAGTGGCTGGTGACTCAACTCTCGAACGGTATGCCATTGTACGATCCGGAAATTCAGGCGTTCTTGCGGGGCCTACATGATTCCGGAATGGTGCCAGGGGCCAAGCATGTCGCCGATGCTGTATACCGCATAATTTCCCCGCTCGAGCGACATTACATCTCCACCACCTTAGAGGATGTGGCCAATGTGCATGTCCAGTTGATGCTCGACCAATACAAGAATTCGAAGATCGACGACAAGCAAGACCGACTCCAAGCGTACCGCGAAGCCATGACCATCTGGGACGGAAACCCCGAAACAGAACCGGAGTTTTAGCAAATGCCCGACTACTACGTTACAACGAGCGGCAGCGACTCCAACACAGGGCTAAGTGAGTCGCTAGCCTTTGCGTCCCTTGGTAAGGCTTGCGCAACAGCGACAACAAGCGGGGATCGCATCTTCGTAAAGAGCGGGACATACACGCTAACATCGACCACGAACAACGCAAACGGCGGGCGATTCACACTCGCTGTCGGTGTTAGAATGGAAGGCTACAACTCGACAATCGGCGACCTTGGAACGGCTCCGGTAATTAGTGCTGGCAGCCTCACTTCGTTTACCATGTGTACGCTGAACGCTAGTTTCAATGTTCGACCTGCCCAGTTAGTGAACATCGAGTTTAACGGGCAAAGCAACTCGGCTGTCGTCGGAGTGAACAACACAGCTATTTACACTAGATTCATCAACAGGGTGCTTGTAAGAAATTGCACGACTGGATTTTCAGGGACACTCGCCGATGGCTGCTTGTTTAACTGCTCCGCAGTTAGCTGCGGGACTGGGTTTTTGAATCAGTATGCTTTAATCGGCTGCATCGCAAGGGCTTGTAGTTCCTTTGGATTTGACAAATACCAAACCGCCATCCATTGCATAGCAGCCAATAACGGAAACACAGGCTTCCGGTCGGTTAATACGATTGGAACGGCAACTGTAAATTGCACGTCTCACGGAAACACGAATTATGGCTTCGACATGTCGTACGACATTGGAATCATCGGCAATTGCATAGCGACATCGAACACTCTGCACGGCTATTCACTAGGTGGCTCTAGCCCTAACGGGATGCCGTGTTTTAACAACGCCAACTGGAACAACACTAGCGGGGCGAACAGGTTTACCAGTGCAGTTGAGGTCGGGCAAATTAACTTATCAGCGAACCCTTTTACCGACTCGCCGAACCTAGATTTCACCCTCAATAACACATCCGGTGGGGGTGCTTTGCTTAGGTCCGCTGGGTTTCCTGGATCGATTCAGGGCGGCAATACAGGATTCCTCGATGTCGGGTGCTATCAAGCGTCAGCAGGTGGCGGTGGTGGTGGCGGTGTTTTCGATCCTTTGAACCATCCTCTGATCAACTGAGCTATGAACGACTATTACGGTGATTTCACAGTTGGTTCGGTTATTCGAATCAAGTTCAACACGCTTACTCAGGCCTTGGTCCCAGCAACTCCGAGCGTTGCTATGACTTTTGCTGTCTACAAAAACAGCACGACTGAACACGCAGCGGACATCACAGTCACCGCAGATTATGACGGCAAGGCTGGCTTGCATTTGGTGGTGATTGACACTTCCGTGAACACGGCGTTCTACGTTGCCGGTGAAGATTACGATGTGATTTTCACCGCCGGAACCGTAGATGGCAAAGACCTTACGAGGGTAAAGCTAAAGTCGTTCTCGCTCGAAAATCGCAATCGAAAAACAAACGTCACGCAGGTTGCTGGCCAGACGGCCAACGCTGCCGCTGCTGTCACGTTCCCCGCATCGGTGGCTAGTGAATCGACGCTTGGCAATCGACCGACGCTGGCCCAGATCGAAGCATCGACTGTCCTAGCGAAAGATGCGACTGTGGCCAAGGACGCGACGGTCGCGAAAGAAACAACCCTCGGCAACAGGCCAACTCTAACGCAGATCGAGGGCTCGACGGTACTCGCAAAAGATGCCACGGTTGCCAAAGAGTCCACCGCTAACTCGATCTTGAATGCAATTCAAAACCTTAACAACTTGTCGGCCAAGATAAATATCTTTGGTTCCCCGTTGCTAGAAATTCCTGATGCTGGATCGACGGTCTATGCTTTCACGGTGGTTGTTAAAGACGATGAAGACAAACTCGTCAACTTGGACGCATCGCCCACGGTCACGGCTGCAAACGCGGTTGGGACGAATCGCTCAGCAAACCTTTCGGCAGTGTCGAACCCTTCGACAGGCCGGTACACGTTTACTTATTCGGTAGCAAACACGCACGCTGCTGAATGCCTCCGGATCGCTGTGTCGGGTGCTGTGTCTGGTGAAGCTCGGTACATCGAATGGATCGGTGCTGTGGTCGACTATGACACCCTGACGGTACTCCAGCAGATTTCAACCGACTTGGCTACCAAGCCGACCCTGGCCCAAATCGAAGGCTCGACTGTCTTGGCGAAGGACTCGACCGTGGCAAAAGATGCAACCGTCGCCAAGCAAGCCACCCTGACCCAAATCGCCGACCGGATCGGGGCGTTTTCTGGCGCTGGAGTCAACACCGTGCTTGGCTTCCTCCGAGCGATCATGCGCAAAGATGCTGGGATCGACACTCCGTCTGATGTCGGTGGAACATACACCAACACCACGGACTCCATCCAAGCGATCCGCGATCGAGGCGATGCAGCCTGGACGACCGGAGCTGGTGGTGGCGGTGGTCCAGGTGGTGATCCATGGAGCACAGACTTGGCCACCGGTGGCTACACTGGCACCCAGGCCGGAGCGGTCATGCAATCGATCGCGGCCAAGACCAACACGATCACCGCTGGCAAGGTTTCTTATGCTGGCCCTGTCACCGCCAAAGGCACGATCGATCAGATCGTCATCGGCGATGATTACCTGACCGCCCATGGTACCGCATTCGTCTGGACGATCTCGGCGATCCCAGGCATGTCCGTCGGTGCTGTCACGGTCCACTTCGGTGGAACCAACGGGACTCACCCATTCGCGGTCACTGGAACCGCCGCCGACATCGGATCAGGGAAATGGTCCCTCACTTGCGAGATGCCAAAGGCGACCTCGGGCGGACTGGTGCCAGGAGAGTATCGATACTCGGTCGCTGTCCACAATGCGGCCGGCGTCGAACTGACTCGAGTGTACTACGAGGATCCGTTCGTGGCCCTGGAGAAATTCACGCCATGAATGTGACATTCAAAGTCCGCGAAGCTTTCTTCGACCGCCCCAAAGTGATTGCCTCGCTGAAAAAAGCGAAACGCAAAGTCCTTTCAAAGGCCGGTGCTTTCGTTCGCAAGCGAGCTCGCTCGTCGATGCGTCGGCGAAAGTCCGCTTCGGCACCTGGCTCTCCACCTTCGGCTCACTCGCCCAACACGCACTCGCTCAAGACGATCCTGTTCGCCTACCAGCCCCAAAGCGAATCGACGATCGTCGGCCCAGTGCAACTGAACCAAGTCAACTTCACGATCGAGTCGGTCACGAGCACCGTGGCCGGTCTGCATGAACGGGGCGAGACTGCGATCATTCGGGAGTACCGATACGCTTCCATCGAGGGAGAGGGCGAACCTGCCAATTGGCGACGGGTCGACGGCCGTCGAAGGTATGACGAGCGGCCTGGGTATCGATTCGAGACTCGCCGTCGCCGAGCTCGGTACCCCAAGCGGCCCTTCATGCGTCCTGCGCTCGAGTCCGAAGCCCCCAATTTCCCCGAGCTGTTCAAGAACTCGATCGCAGCGGTGAGGTAACACATGGCATCCAACATCAAGGCCGGTCAAGCTTACGTCGAGATCGCGACCAAACAGGGCTCGTTCGATAAAGGCATGGCCCAAGTCCAAGCCGCGATGGCACGGCTCAAAGGCGTCGCGACGACCATGGGCACTGGAATCGGAAAAGGATTCGCATCGGCCCAGGGTGCCTTGTCCGGCTTTTCCAAGAGCGTACTCAGCCTCCCTGCTGCGATCGCTGGCTCGGTCGCTGTGACTGGCTTGGTCGCCCTGGCGAAGAATTTCGCCGACGCTGGCGGTGCGGTCGACGACATGGCCCAGCGAACTGGCATGAGTGCTGAGGCGGTTTCGTCGCTCGGCTACGCAGCCAAGCTCTCTGGCACCGACATCGGAACGCTTGAAAAGGGTGTCCGCAAGATGCAAATGGGTATCGCCGATGCAGCAGCCGGCGTGCCTGGTGCTGCCGATAAATTCACCGCTCTAGGCTTGAGTGTCGCTGATCTGCAGAAGATGTCCCCTGACGAGCAGTTCATCGCGATCGCCGACAAGCTGTCATTGATCCAGGATCCAGCGTTGAAAAGTGCTGCGGCCATGGAGTACTTCGGCAAAGCGGGTGCTGACCTGGTGCCCATGCTTTCCGGAGGGGCCGAGGAAATTCGCAAGCTCCAACAGGATGCAGCGGACCTTGGGCAAACCATGTCCGGCGAGGATGCCGCCGCTGCCGCCAAGCTTGGCGATGTGTTCGACAGGCTGCTCGGCGTGATCGGTGGCCTACAGACCCGAATCGGTTCGGCCCTCGCGCCGTTGCTGACCGCAGTCGGCGAACGGATCATCAGTGTGGTCTCGAGCGTGAGTCAGTTCATCGGCGAGAACCAAGAGTTGATCGTCACGATCGCCAAATGGACTGCGGTCGGAGCTGGGCTGCTGGCTGGCCTCTTCGCCCTCGGTGGAGCTGCGGCCGTCGCCTCGGTGGCCATGACCGGCCTGGCTGCGATCGGTGGAGCGATTGCCACAGTATTCGGCATGATCGTCGGTTTGATCACCGCCATGGTTTCCCCGATCGGTCTGGTGGTCGTCGGAGTCACCGCCGCCGCCGGCGCGTTTCTCTACTTCTCCGGAGTGGGGGGAGAGATGGTCAGCTATCTGGTCTCCAAGTTCAACGAGCTCAAATCGATTGTGCTGCCGGTGTTCGATGCGATCAAGACCGCTCTGATGTCCGGCCAGTGGCAAGCCGCGGGCCAAGTCGCCA